GACATAACTAACTTAAATTAGTTACTACTACCCATATACCCCCCTAGGGTATTTGGGTAGACATAACTAACTTAAATTAGTTACTACTACCCATATACCCCCCTAGGGTATTTGCGGTCGGTTGATGTTTCACGGGAAACGTTGAGGTATGTTGCGGAGTGTTATATCATGTTATATTAACTATTGTAATAGTATTGAAAGTATTGTATTAGGGGTTTGTATTGTTTGTACAGGTGTGGATAGATATATTGACTTTGTAATTATTTACAAGTATATTATACTTGTAAATGGAGGTGAGAAAGTGAGTAAAACAAAATCACGTTGTTACGATAAATATACATACGGTTTTTTACCATGTAGTAGATATGACTACACAGATAAAGATAGTTGTATAAATCAACATATTGGCTATATGCTTAATCGTACTTTATCGATGTTTGAATATGACGGTTTACCAGAAACTATTGATAAGCGTAATCTCGAACTCATGCTACAGATTAACGGTAATGTTTGTTGGTATAAGTATAATGGCAAATTATATGTGTTTACGGGTGGTTTAGGTGGAGAACCAAACGTATATTATATGCCTACAATTTACACTATTGCTAACCCCGCTTTAAAAATTAGTAAAAATCTTGTAATTGATGAGGATTGCGTAGTAATGCCAAATGATTTTTTATATCTTGGTTTATTACCACTCTATGAAAGATACGCAACAGGTTTGACAGAGAATGAGTTATCAATTAACATTGCAACAATTAATCTTAGAATTATGTCATTAATTAGCGCAAGTGATGATAATACAAAGAAAAGCGCAGATAAATTTATAGAAGACATTACAAGTGGAAAGCTTGGTGTTATTGCTGAAAATGCGTTTCTTGATGGAATTAAAAGTCAACCATACGGCACAACAGGAAGTAACACAGCTATCACATCTTTGATTGAAAATGAACAATACTTAAAAGCGTCTTGGTACAATGAAATAGGATTAAATGCTAATTACAATATGAAACGAGAATCTATTAATTCGGGTGAAAGTCAGTTAAACAATGACATGTTAATGCCTTTAATTGATTCTATGCTTTATTGTAGAAAGGAAGCATTGAAAAAAGTTAATGCTATGTATGGCACTAATATTATAGTGCATAAATCTTCAAGTTGGGAAGATAATCAAATAGAAGTCGATAACGCACAAGACGATATAAAAGAATAAAATAAAAATATTGAAGGAAAGGAAGAAAATCAAAATGGAAACATTGACACTGAATGATGTTTATCCAGAATGGATTACTAAAGGAATTTTTAGTTATCTGAATGTCTTAGAAGTCCCTTGGAAAAATGATATTAATGGGAATGAATTAGATATTAATTATCACGGCTCTAGAAGTGGGCATAAAATTGTTGGCTCTCTAATTGAAAATTTTCTTGAAAATAATGTAGTTAGTGAAGAAAATAAAATCACTATAGCGCAAGCCATTTATACATTGTATATTAAAAATTGGAATGCGTTATATAAAACATTATCATTGGAATATAATCCAATTGAAAATTATTCAATGACAGAAACAGAAAATGTTCAAGATTCTCATAAGGGTACATTAAAAAGTAATTCTACAGACATTAATACAAATACTGAAAATACAATAGTAAATGACACTTCAAACAATCAATTGTGGGGCTTTAATTCAACCGATTCTGTTAATAGTGATAAGCAAATTGTCGACACTACTAGAAATGTAGATGAAAGTACAAATTCTACACATGAAAATACAGATACCGAAACAAAAGATATTACTTCTGATAGAACTTTAAAACGTTCTGGTAATATTGGAGTCACTACCTCACAGCAAATGATTGAAAGTGAACGTCAATTGTGGTTGTGGAATTTCTTTGAAAGTGTTTTTTCTGATATAGATGAAATACTTGTATTAAAAATATATTAAAGGAGGAAAATAAAAATGTTTAAAGGTGGTTACAAATTAATTGATTTTAAAGAAACTAATATCACATTAGCTACACCTTCAACTATTAAAGGAGTGTATGAAGCAATTGAACACAATTACAGAAAACCTACTCTTATTACAGGTTTAGTGATTGGGAATGTAGAAAAAGAGGACACTTTTGTTAATTTTGAACATGGTAAAAATGTGTATAATGGTTTACTTGGTATGACAGCAAATAACAAGGTTTTGTTTATTACAATTACCAATGAGGATGTCGTTACTATTACAGAAAATACAATTACAGTAGCATAAGGAGGTATGTAAAATTATGACAGTAGCGCAGATTTATGATATTATTAACCCTATTACAAAAGAAATTCTCGGAGAAACTGCTATAGTCAATGAAGATCTTTCCAATATTGTTGATATTGGAAAAGAGATTTTCGATGCAACAGAAGTTGACAACTATGTTAAGTCACTTGTAAACCATATTGGACGTGTTATTTTTGTTAATCGTCCATATTCTGGTGGTGCTCCTTCCGTATTAATGGATGGTTGGGAATATGGTTCTGTTCTTGAAAAGATTAGCGCAGAACTTCCAGAAGCAACAGAAAATGAGAGTTGGGAACTTACTGATGGTGCAAGTTATGACCCTAACATTTTCTATAAACCTAAAGTTTCTGCAAAATTCTTTAACAAACGTGTTACTTTTGAAATTCCTATGAGTTTTACAGAACGACAGGTAAAAGAAAGTTTCTCCAATGCTTCACAGCTTAATGGTTTTCTTTCCATGCTTTACAATGCTGTTGACAAGTCCATGACAATTAAAATTGACAGTCTTGTAATGAGAACAATTAATAACATGATTGCCGAAACACTTCATAATTTCAATAATAGTGGGAATTATAAAGGAACTGGCGTTCGAGCTGTGAATCTTCTTAAATTATATAATGATGATAAAGGCACAAATTTGACAGCTGAAAAGTCAATTAAAGATCCAGATTTTATTCGTTTCGCTTCTTATATTATGGGTCTTTATATGGAGCGCTTAAGTAAAATTTCCTCTTTATTTAATATTGGTGGAAAAGATAGATTTACACCACGTGATTTGCTTCATGTAATTTTACTTAGCGATTTTGCTAAAGCTTCTGACAGCTTTTCAATGTCAAGCACATTCCATAATGAATTTGTAGCACTTCCTAAAGGTGAAATTGTTCCATATTGGCAAGGTTCTGGTGCTGATTATTCCTTTAGTTCCGTATCTTCTATTAATGTTAAAACAGCCTCTGGTGACACTGTAAACGCTAGTGGAATTCTTGGGGTCATGTTTGACAGAGATGCACTTGGAGTAACAAATCTTGATAGAAGAGTTACAACAAATTACAATCCTAAAGCGGAATTTTTCTCAAATTGGTACAAGTTTGACGCTGGATATTTTAACGATATGAATGAGAATTTTGTTCTCTTCTATGTAGCCTAAATAGCGCCCCTCTTTGGAGGGGCATTTTAAGAGGTGGTAAGATGAATCTAAATTTATATGTGAATAATTCAGAAAAGAATAAAATAGGGAAAAAACTAACAAATGATTTTCCCTTATCTGGTACGCTTAGAGATGCCACTAATATAATTAATCCTGTTATATTAATAGAATTAAATGAGATAGGTAATTATAATTATTGTTATATTCCCGATTTTAATCGTTATTATTTTATTACTGATATCACAGTAATTAGAACAGGATTATTTGCTATTTCTCTTATGGTAGATGTATTGGAAAGCTTTCAAACAAGTATTAAAAATCTTTCTGTCATTCTTTTAAACACTCAGAATGTTGGAACAAATAACTATTTACCATCACAAGTATTTCGCAACAATGTGAAATCTAAAACAGATATTATAAATTTTCCTAGTGGTTTAAATGATTCTGGTGAATTTATTCTTATAACTGCTGGAGGTTAATATGGCAAACGATTATTCTAAATTAATAGAAGCTATTAGTAATTATTACGGCTCTGGTAGCGACCAATGGCAATATATAATACAGAATATAGGCACAAATGATTTAGGTCAAGTAGCTAAATTACTTAAACAAGTACCAAATGTTGATGTGTGGACAGATAAAAATGGACGTGTTGTTAATTATGCGGTAAATGACGTTTTAAAAGGGTTTTCTACTTCTGAAAATATCGGAAACGTTGTTAATAGTAACACAATTCCATCAATTACTAATTCCTCTATCAGTGCTAGTATTCCATCTATTATAAGTAAATCGGCTACAACAGGAGATTTATCTGGTTTGTCTGGAATAGGTTTAAAAGCTAGTACAGGTACTACAGTTACTGGAATAGCAAAAACAATAGGTGTTGGTATAGGTGCAGTAGCACTAGGTGCACAATTAGGTAAAGTAATTGGTACTGCTTTATATGAGGGAAATCCGAATACGTGGGATGATGGTATATTAAGCGGTTTATCAAATGAAGATTGGAGTAAATTTGCAATAAGTCTAAAAGAACAAGCAGAAGATGGAATTCTGGGTCTTTTTGGTGTTGATGGCGATAACACTACTATGTATCTTGATGAAAATTTTGCTGGATATATGGCATGGTATATGGCTCAAAATGGTATGTTAAATAGTGGATATGATAGCCATACATCAACTGAGGAAATAGACGCTTTATTTAGTGGATATTCTAATAATGGTATATATACAGCTGATGCGTCATCTACACAATATATAAATTCATCTGGGCAAGTTTTTAAACCGGATTTTCATGTTAAAGATAATAATTCTAAGGTTTATTGCGGTTATATTTCTAGAGGTGGTTCTTCTCTAGCCGCTTTTTTATCGAGCGAAAATCCATTTAATTTCACTAATTCTGGTAATTATTCACATTATTATGAAGCTAAAAAAGTTGATTTTAATAATAAAACATTTTATCATTGTGAAACTGGATTATATTATTCAAATGATTTAACAATACCGCAAAAAAGTTTAGCGTATAATAACGGTAAATTAGTACCATTTAATGACAAATATTTGGCATATGTTGTATTATATGGAAATAGCGAAAATGTTGGTGGATATAAAGGCATAACAAATAATGATAATTCAAAACAATTTGACCCAACAGGAGTGGGAAGTGTAACAACTGCTTTAGGAGCATTGAAAAATCAATATCCAGAATTATGGGATAACGCAATACATACTAAAGTACCTCAAGAAGATGGTACAGAAGATGAACGTGTTTACATACCTTTACCCATTCCAAATTTTAAAAATGAATCTGATAAGCAACCTACTACTGGTACACCATCACAATCTGACCCTAGTATTTCACCAGATACTACACCTAAAGATGAATTAGACAATACTGCCGGAACAATTGCCCCACCTTCTACACCTTCTAAAGACCCAAATACAGGGGGCGGTAATTCACCAACAATTGTTGTTCCTACACAACAGGCAAGTGCTTTATGGGCTATTTATAACCCCACTTTAGGGCAATTAAATTCCCTTGGCGCGTGGTTATGGTCAACAAAGTTTACCGACCAAATTTTGAAAATATTTAATGACCCCATGCAAGCTATAATAGGACTTCATAAAGTATATGCTACTCCAAATATTTCTGGTAGTGGAAATATAAAAGTTGGTTATCTTGATAGTGGTGTACCGTCAAATATTGTAGGAAATCAATACACGTATATTGATTGTGGTTCAGTATCTTTACGTGAATATTATGGAAATATTCTTGATTATTCACCTTACACCACTGTACAATTATATCTTCCATTTATCGGTATTGTATCACTTGATATTGCGGATGTTTCACGTTCTACAATTTCTATACGATATGGAGTTGACGTATTAACAGGTGCTTGTTTAGCTTCTGTATCTGTTCAACGTGATAATGCGGGAGGTGTGTTATATCAATATTCTGGAAATTGTGCTTGTCAATATCCTTTGTCCAGTGGTTCATACATGGGAATGGTAACAGGCGCAATCGGTGCTTTAGGTAGTCTAGCACGTGGTAACATTTTTGGTACTGCAATGGGAATTGCGGGAATGCACACAAACATAGAACGTTCTGGCGGATTTTCTGGAAATGCGGGTGCAATGGGAATTAAAAAACCGTATTTAATTATTAGCAGACCACAATCTGCAATAAATGACGGTTTTCCATCAATACAGGGTTATCCATCCAATTATTTTACCAAACTTGGTAACTGTAGAGGATTTACACAAGTTGCTGAATGCCATGTTGAAAACATATCTGCGACAGATAAAGAACTTGATAAAATCAAAGATTTATTAAAGGAGGGTGTTATTCTATGAAAATCTATGTATGTACAGGTCACGCAAATTACGGTAATATGATTTCTTCTGCGGATGGCTCATCTGTTGGTGGATGTAATGAGTATAACTATAACAAGGAATTACTTCCTTATATTAAAAAATGGTGTGAAAAAGTTGGTATTATATGTTACACTGATACACCAGAAGTAGGAAAATTACATTCATTAGAAGATGAAATTAATTATTACATTTCTCACGCTAATGCTAAAGATTATGATTTAGTAGTTCAATTACATCTTAATGCGTGTAATGAAAAAGCGAGTGGTTGTGAAGTGTGGTATTATCCATCTAGCGCAATGGGTATGCAGTACGCTAATAGCGTATGTAATAAATTAGGAACTGTTTGGAATAATAGAGGTATTAAAGAAAGTAAAACTCTTTATTGGCTTAGAAAAACAATAGCACCCTCCATTTTAATTGAATCTTTTTTCTGCGATAATGCGAGTAACTATTTAAAGGCTGTTAAGCTTGGTTTAAACGCTCATGCTAAACTAATTGTTGAGGGCATTTTAGGTAGAGATATCACAATAGATAATACTAGATACTCTGTTCTTGTCGGTAATTATGACAAGAAAGTTGCAACCTCAGTATCTAAAGAATTATCAAGTTTGGGATATAAAACAGAAGTTGTGAGGAGGTGAAAAATATGGACGTGAATGCTATTGCTAGTATTGTCAGTGCTGTTGGTTTTCCAATTGTTTGTTGTTTCGGTATGGCGTATTACATTAATACCACTCTTAAAGAATTAACTAAAGTAATGAATGAACACACTATTGTAATTGAAAAGTTGACAACTATTATAGACAAACATGTTGATGGTGAATGAGTAACTAAATACTAGATATTGTGCAAACTAAAGGAGGGTATAAACCCTCCTTTTATGTTTCACATGAAACATTATCTGCACCACTGCAAATAATTTCTTACAATTTCCCCGACTTCATTGTCTTGATAATACACTTTTTCACATGTGTAAAATATTGCTATTTTCTTTTCAATATCTGTTGTCGGTTTAGTAAGTTTACGTTTCCAATTTGGTCTGGCGTCATATTCAATGCTATAGATTAAATCGTTATCAGTGTTTTTCAATTCAGTGGTTTTTCTATGAATATATGTGAATACTGAATTTTCTACATTAATAATTTCACATTGCAATAATTCATCATCAAATTTAATAAAGTATGTGAATAAAATATCTTTAGGTTTATATTTATAAGGTAAGTGGGGATAAATCTCCATTTCCCATGCACCACCAGTAATCATTGAAAGTTTAGGATTGTCAAAAGCGAAATATAAATCAGATTTCTTTCCTTTTTTGTTAGGTAAACAATATTCAACAGCTACGGTTAATTCACTATCGCCATATCTATATAAATCAATATCCCCCGCTTTCATTTCTTTAATATGTGTTAAACCCATTTCGTGAAAATATGGACAATATTTATTTACAGTGTTACCCAACATGAAAATTTTCACATCTGTTCTATATCGCACAATTGTAGATATAACATTCATAAATAATACAAATTCATCTGGTAAGTACATGGTTCTAGTAAGAAATTCGTCAAACAATATTGTTGTAATATCTGGATAGGATGTTGATTTATCATGCTCCATTGAAGAAATAGAAAAACCATACGCAAATGGTCTTTCCATTGTAATTCTCTTTTGTGTTTCTTCATCATATTTACAGAAGAACCATCTTGACCCATAATAATAAACATCCGTCCATTCACCATTAGTTAATTCGGCTATAACTCCATTACTTACAAGACCATCAAACATTGTACGTCCACGTTTACCTGTAAAATCATCTTGCCAACGTCTAACAATAGCTAACTGTTTATTATCGTTTACAAAATTTTTAAGTCCTAATTCTAATACACTATATGTTTTTCCATTAGAACGTTCACCAAATATAACATTATATGTAGCATTATGTGATAAGATGTTATCTAAGCTATAAAATTTCTGTTTCTTAAACATTTAATTCCTTTCCATGTTTCATGTGAAACATTAACTAATTGTCTTAATTTCTGTTAAATAATCAACATATTCTTTTGATAATGATAAGTGATAATCTGACCCCTCCATATGAACGGCTGATAATTCATGGTAAGCACATTTATTCCCTAAATAATCAGTTAATATCCCACTTCTTTCATTATCAATATATGTATGAGTATTTTTTCCTGTATATTCTGGTGGTACATATAAACCTTCTTTAAATTCTTCAAATATTCTTTCACCAAATTTTTGTTGTAGATATGGAACTGCTATTTTTTTATTTAAACCCGATACCGTTATATTAACTTTACCATCTTTTTGAACCATGTAACGTTTTGCACCTAGCGTTTTAAATCGTTCATAATATCCTTCAAAATCCCAAACGCCTAAACATTTCTTTTCACCTTTTACAGTTTTTGGTTCAATTAAATCATGTGATAGTCCGTGAAAATCCATGGCTCTATATAATCTATTTCTTATCATTTCATTATATTTATTTATATATTCTATATGTTTTTCACGATTAACTGTTTTAATAGAATCGGTATCACTATAAATATAATCGTTTCCAAATTCTATAATACCAGTAAATAGATTTCTCCTAGCATACGCAGTAACCCATACGCCCCACGGATAAAAAAGAAATCTATTTGAACTATTATTATATTTTTCAATAGCAGTATTAAAATCTGGATTATCTAATCCCCATTCCATGATATATGTATAACAGTCTCTAATAATGTCAGTTACCATCATACCATAACATGAATTTAATTGTTCTTTACTTTTTAAATATTCTACCTCTTTACCTTCAACCCCTTTTAATGTTGTTTTATCACTATATAATTTCAATATTGATTTTACTAATGGTGTTGGTAAATAACTCTTCTTATACCGTCTAAAATTAGATACTCCAAAGTGTTCACTTTTGTAAAACACTTTTATAATATTGTAATCCTGTTCAGTTAATGTTATTCTTATCCTTTTAGCTGATACCAAACGCCCATTATTAACAACAGGTTTTTCAACATCCCAACATCTTGAAATAGAAATATAATTATCATATAAAACTTTACTATCTATATTGATAAATTCGGCATCAAATAAACAACAATAATATTTTAAATTATATTCTAAATCATCTTTAGATTTTATTTCTACAATTTCAGCTTTAGACATTGGAAACATTTCAGCAATCATAACACACGGATAACTACTAGTAAAATCGTCACTACCAACATGTTGAACCTCTTTACCAGAAAAGAACGGATTAGCGTGAGTAAATCCACCTTGAAATGCACGTTTTAATTGTTTATACTCTTCTAGTTCGATTGTCAACTCATTCATTAAATCGTAATATTCACGATTCTTTCTATACTTTTTACTCTTCTCATTTTTAAAGCATTCATTTCTACAATATTGACGTACATAACCCGTCTTAGTTAAAGGTATTCGTGTTATACCCCCATCTAATTGTATTCTTTCATATATGTACGCCATTACAATTTTAACATCATTAACACAATATCCTTTTTCTTTTATTGTTAATGGTGTTTCTGAATGCCTTAATAATGAATAATCTAAATCACCTACTAATTTTTCTATTTTAACAATTGTTAAATTTTGTGCTAGTTTTGCTAACGCATAACCACTTAATAAATAACTGCATCGAAATTCAATCCCATTTGTGGTAGTCGCATAAACTGGTTTACGATTATCTATAGCAAACACTTTTTCCCACTCAAATCTTTTACATATGAATTGAAATTCATATGATAAGTTATGAACATAAATAACAAGTCGTTTATTTAATGAGATATCTAAACATTCTATCAATTTTTCTATACATTTCAAAAATTCGTCCCATGTGCGACCAATAATAACAAGCCCATTTACACCTAAAGTCCATTCATACATGATAGCTGTTTTTTCACCATTATATGATACAAATGAAGTTGTTTCTATATCGAAAGCGCATGGTGTATCAAAATATAACACTTTTTTCTTGCTACGCAAACGCTCATTATCCATAGCAACATTTGTTATATATTCAATATCATCTGGATTATATATTTTATTCAATCCTAAAAAATTCTGAAATGTCACTTTCCGTATCTCCTACTGATTGTTGATAAATTTCTGATAATCGGTTACGCATTTCATTTACTGTATCTTCAATATTTGAACCATCTAGTACATTGGAAATTTCTTCAAATACATTATATTTCATTAATTTATTGGAAACTGTACTATCCACTTCTTTTAGACGTTCATATACTTTAAAAAAATCATTATACTGTTTATTAGTAATTTTTATGTTATGTTCTTTTCTTAATTTCTGTGTAACTTCACGTCTAACAGCTTGTGCACCATGAACTGTAGATGTTTCCATACCTAAAAAATTTTTAACACGTAAAAATTCTTTCTTTAAATCAAAATCACTTTTATTCTTAGTTGTGAATTTACCCTCACCACGTCTCACATATCCCTCATAGGCTGATGAAAAAACGTCTGATTTTGACAATCTAGTAATACGTTTGTTAGCTACTTGAGATAGTCGTGAAACAACTTTAGACAACTCTTTATGAGATAATGAGGACAAGTCTCGCTCACTTAAATCTGTTAAAGATTTCAAACTCATTTTTTGAATATTCATTCTTCTAAACCCTCCAATAATTCTGTTATAGTCATGCCATGCCTTAAATACCATATAAGAATATAATAATTATCATTTCTACTATTCTCAAATGATGATATATTTTCTATTGAAAACCCTAACTCTTTTGCAACCATTAATTGTGAATAATTAGTTTTATTTCTTCTAAATGTCTGACAGTTTAATCCCACGTGAAACATCACATTTTTCTTATCCATTGTAACACCTCCTAAACAAAAAGGAGAGGTTGTTTCACCTCTCCTTATGTTTCACGTGAAACATTATTCACAATCTTTAGTTGGTTCTGGCATTTCTGGCAAATCATTGACCGCTGGTGTAACTATTGCAAGTGATACAAATGTTTCAACATCCATTGACATTTTAATGTTTTCAGTCTCTTTAACTTTAACAGAAACAACTTTTCCTATTGATGAATATTTCTTTTCAAAATGTTTAATCAACTCTTTATTTGTCATTTCATAAGCAAAATCAGTTGTTGTTTCAAGTGACTCTGTATCATATGCGTATATTGTAACCTCAACCACATCTTCTTTAATAGTTCTTGTAATTTTCTTCATTGTTTAAACCTCCTATTCGTAATCTTCAAGTGAGTTATCAACAAATGGGGTTTTATCAACTCTATAGTCTTTAATCCATAAAGTACGACTGATAATCTCACCTTTTTCTGTTTTGATATTCTTTGTAGAAAGATTAGCTTTGTCTTTATCTACAATGATGTTAATGGGGCAATCATCTGCTTTTGGAGCGAGTCCATCTGGAAATTTCACCTGTACAGATACGTATCCACCATCTTCTTTTCTTGTAAGCTGTGTGAGATAGGTGTAAAAACGTTTTCCCTCTGCTGTTGTTCTCTTCTTTGCAAATACTGTTAATAACATTTATTTTTCCTTTCTGCCTTAGTTTAGGCTACGATTTTAATGGATTATCGAGAACCATAATTAACTATTCTCTTTATCTAAACTTATACCACACATAATCATCTCTATTCATTACTATTGTAAATATATCATAACCCCAAGCATATATATCTTTTTTAGTATCTACAATAATTGTCCAATCTTTAATGTTATTATTATGTATGTATATTTCAAACTCAAATAGTTTATCAATTTTATGAAACATTTCTGTTAAAATTTCTTTAGATAGAGCACCTTTTTTAACCATGTTTACATATCCTCACTTATAACGTTTCACCTGTCCATAAATCTTCTAAACCATATGTTTCAGCACATGTCCCAATATAATGATAATAATATCTAATCATTGACATTTCATTATAATTGATTAAATCTACCATGTACAGTTTAAAAGCCGCAGATGCTAAGTTAATCATGTCTAATGTTGCTTTACGAGCTTTAACATCTCCTAAAAATGTTTCTTTGTAAGCTACCATAAATCTTGCATATAATATTTTAAACATCATTCTATTCACCTCTTTTATAATATACTCCAACAAGTTCATTTAAAAATCTTTTGAAGCTGTTATTTTCCTATCGCTTGTACAATTGTTTCACGTGAAACATATTAACTCTTCTTTATATGTATTATATTACCACACCTGTACAAACAATACAAACCCCTAATACAATACTTTCAATACTATTACAATAGTTAATATAACATGATATAACACTCCGCAACATACCTCAACGTTTCCCGTGAAACATCAACCGACCGCAAATACCCTAGGGGGGTATATGGGTAGTAGTAACTAATTTAAGTTAGTTATGTCTACCCAAATACCCTAGGGGGGTATATGGGTAGTAGTAACTAATTTAAGTTAGTTATGTC